TTGCAGGGAAAAACCGTTGCTCCATCCGGTGAGGCGCGGGGATGCGGGCGGCCCGTTGCCATCGCCCGGCGTGACGAAATAAGCCGCGACCGAAACGGCAAGCGCCGGTCCGCCATCCTGAACCGTCATCACCCATTGGTGAGTCGCATCGTCCCGGTAAAGCGTCGTGCCTGCGGTGATGTCGCCGGTCACCCCGTCGTAGGCATTGAGTGCGCCGTGCCAGACATGCGAGCCGTTGATGTCGCCCCGATAGGCGAGCTTGCCGTAGTCGGCGGGATCCGGCCCGAACCAACCGCCCGGGGTGACGACCTGATAGTCGCGGATCACGTCACCCGCATAGACCGCCGGAAGGAGGCCACCCTCACGAGGCAGGTCGGCGGTCTTGATGGATGGCACGTCCTTGGCCTCGATTTTCGCCCGCGTTGGGAAAACCTTGAAGATTTCCGGCAGATCCCATGCGGCGATGATGGTTTGTCCTGTGTCACTCAACGAGAAGGATGATGTCGGGATGAAGGACTCCAGATCCTCGACGCGCCCGCCGAGGTCATCGAGGATCAGTTGCAGCCCCTCGATCTGGGCGATGGTGTGGCCGTGCGCCTGGAATGCGGACACCGGGCCTGCGGTGGAGATGGTCACCACGCAGGCGTTCACTGCTGGAGGTTCGGCAAATCGGATCGTGAGATCTTTGTCACTGTCGAGAGTGATGACCGTTCCCACGGTGTTGACTGATTCGGCGGTCAGAACCGGAATCCCTGTCGGAATCACATCGCCATGAATCGAAGGCGTCCATGTTTCGACCAGATCCGGCGAGGCGGCGGCTTCCTCGCTGAACCATGATGCCGAATTCGCCTCGTCGATCTTCAGCGTGAGTGTCCACTGACCACCGTCCCACTCCGCGTTCATCTGCGGGTAGTCCGGGCCGGAGGAGTAGAAGCTGGCGGACTCTTTGCGGATGACTCCTGCAAAGGACGGCGTGAATGAGCCGGATACTTCGATCACTCCGGTTGGGAAGTTCGCGCCGTCGCCGGAGAGGATTTGGAAATCGCCGCCATTGCGTCGCACGGTGACATGCAGGTCGCGGGTGCCGAGGTTGTGGCTGATGGTGAAGTCAGAGTTCATGCCGTCACCGATGGGCGAGACATAGTGCTGTGAGCCGGTGATGATCTGGTCGGGTGTGAACGGGATGTAGGTCCTGCCGTAGGGTGGCCGCAGCCAGTCGATGTTGGCGGCGGTTTCGAGTCCCTCCCAGTTGAGTTCCCGAATCAACGTGATCGGAGCGCGGAACGGCGTGAGCGTGTGGGTCTTTGCCGGATCGTTGTCGTCCTGAACGGTGACTTCGATTTCAAGCTCGGGGCGGATTTCCGGGGCTGAGCGCAGCGCGGCGGCGATTTCGGCGGTGTTGAGATCGAGGGTGACTGTCGGATCACCGGGCGGCGTGGAAAACACGGCGACTTCGAGCAAGTCCTGATCAATGCCGGCCATCGAGCCGTTGAAGGTGATGTGCGCGATGTTGGTCGCCGGGTTGCTGACGGAGAATGATCCTTCATCGTCGGCCAGCGAGCTGAGCGCGTCCTGAATTTCCTCCGGACCATCGTCCACCGACAACTCGCGGGTCTTCTTGAACCCACGGCGGATCTGATAGGTGCCCTTGAAGGTCGGCAGGATTTTGAGCGCCTGGATTTCGGGCCAGATGGTGGTTGCCGAGGATCCACCCGCCTGCACCTCGCTCACGGTGGGCGCGGGCGGCACGATGGTTTCGAAGCTCGCGGTGGATGCGAGCGGGGCCTGCACCAGCCGGACCTCGTGGCGGAATTGTCCGGCCACTTGCGTTGAGCGAACGCGCACGAAGGAAACCGGGCGAAGTTCGGAAAGCAGTCCTTCGGAGGAGTGTCCGGAGATGGAGATTTCCTGCTCGCCGGTCGAAATGATCCACGAGCCGTCCTGTTTGCTCACCACCGTGTCATCAAGTCCCACAGCGGCGAGAGCGGCCTGCAAGGTGCCCGCCGTGGCATCATGGGAGATCGGCGCGGTTTCCTGGCCGTCCACGGTCAACACAAAGAAGCCTGATGTCGGTCGCGCATCCACAAATCCGATGGAGGCGCGGATGTTTGTGACGATCTTCTGGACTTCGATGGGCGAGCCTTCGAGCGATTCCGCAAACCGCAGGCCGATGCGCACCTTGTCGCCCTGGACGAAGGCCGGGAATGAAATCGCGCTGCCGCTAAGCGTGGTGGTCAGCCTGCGGGTGGTGAGGTTGGCATAAACGGTGGCCTGCATGGGGATGTCCTGCCCATGCCCGCCGCGTCAACTCACAGGCCAATTTCGGACCCTACACGAAGCGTTCTGAGATCCATGGCAGCGGAGCCAACCACGAGTCTTTCATTTTGGCATTGGTCACTTCTGCCAAGGAAATTCAAACCATACACCCCATTGTGCATCCCAATATTGATGCTTGTGAGTCGGATCGCCAGGGATCTTGACCCCCTTGAATAGTTTCTCATTCTCCCATGGGCTATTCGGCATCTCATACCATTTTCTTTGGTGGCCGCAATTGCACCCGTCCACGACTTCCATGATCGGGAAGCACCAAAAATACGCCAAGCCGAGACCTAGCGCGATGGAGACTGACAGGGCAATTGTTAGCCGTGGGTATTTCATGCAACGATTTCGTATGCTGATGCCTGGTAGTCTGATAGCCGGCTGGCGAATTCAAGGGCCGCCTCCACATCCTGCCGAGTGATGTTCGGATAGTCCGCCAGCACGGTCTCGACCGAGTCGCCGCCGCTGAGAGCACCGAGAATCGTGGAAACCAACACACGGGTCCCCCGGATTACAGGCTTGCCGTGGCAAATGTTGGGATCGATCTGGAGACGCGGATTCATGACCGCACAATACCATCCGAAAATGGGTTGGCAAGCCACGGCAGACAATCACACCGCGAAATACTCCGCGTCGAACACGACCATGCGGTAGGGGAACGGCGGATCGAGCGGTGCCGACTGCAATGCCTCCTCCTCTTCCTTGCCGAGACGCTTGGCGAGAAGCCGTCGCTCCTTGTCGAGGCCGTAGCCGTCTTTGGTTTCCTCACTCATAACGACCAGAACCTCCCTGCCAGATTGCGGTTGCGCAGCACTTGGAGCGCTTCGTTGAAGGCATCGTTGCCCGGTGCGAGCAGGCCGCTGAAAATCGGATCGGCAATGCCACCTATCAGGCCCGTTTGCAGGCGGATCGGCTCGATGGGCGTCGGATCAGGAATCCGCTGCGGCGCGTGGGCGAGGTTCCAGAACAAGTCATGCTTCGGGAAGGCATTCCACTTCTCATCCAACGGATCGGTCGGCGCGGCTCCCGGTGGCGACAGGAAATACACGGTGCCGACCTTGATCGCGTCGAACTCGGGGTCGGCGGCTCCTTCCAGCAGGCTGCCCATCTCGACCTCGATTTGCGGCCGGTATTTCGCCGTGATTTGGAGATAGGGACGCTCTCGCGCCGCCGTGCTGCGGTTGTAATTGACCACCAGCAACGCGGTGAAGGAATCCAGCGCGGCGTCTCCGCTCACGATGTCGAGTTTCGCTGACGGGCGATCCATACTCAGCTCGATGTCCACGGCACGCAGGATTGGCGCTGGACCGGTGTCCTCGGCGGGAGTCTCGACGACCTGAATCCCGGTGTTGAGGTTGCCGCTGAACACGACGTTCTCCTGCGTCACGCCCATCTGCGTGAAGAATTCAGGCACCGGCTCGAACTCGAATGTCGGGATGCCGTCATGGTTCGCCGTGATGTCTGACGGATTGGCCCCCTTGCCGATGATGCGGGTGTTGCCGCCCACCGGGATGTCGGGGAACTCGGTCAGGCGGGCCGCGACGATCCTGCCGTCTTCCGGCATGAATCCGTTCTCGTTGAGGATGCGGTCCTGTGTGCGCGTGGACGTTTGCTCGACGGGAAGATCAAACTCGGGGTCCAGCCCGTTGACGAAGCCCGGCTTGATCCTCAGCACCCATTCCTTCCGTTCGGCGCTCCATGACGGGACGATGCTCCACGGATGCGCCCACTTTTTGCCATAACTCGTGAAAGTGATCGGCAGCCGCCGCGAAACCGTTTCGATCATCGCGTTCCATGTCTGATGACGGAGGATGGGCAGTTTGGTGTTCATGTCGGAAGAAACAGGTGGCGGCCCACCGCCTTGAGTTCCGGGTTTTGCTTCAACTCGCCCTCGCTCGGCTTCCGTTCCTGGAACGCATAACGCATGTTGTGGTGGACGATTTGGAACACCTGCTCCACCGAGCGGTCCTTGGCCAACCGGATCATGGCCAGCGGGTAGTAGCCGCAGCCGTCAGCCGGTCCCTTCGCGCTGTCGGTCTGGACGATCTCGACATTTTCGCTCACTTGCTCACCGGCCTTGTTTTCCACCACGCCCTCGATGCCGGCGGAGACGTTCGCCTTCACCTTGAGCGCGATGTAAATCAGTCCGTCCTTCGAGGCTTTGTTCGTGTTGAGCTTGAGCCGCGGCGGGTCCACTTCCTCGCGCTTGCCGTCCTTGTCGCGGTTGTCGATGCGCCGTTTGCCTCCCTTGCCATCCACCACGGGCACGATGCCGTTCACGGTGCCGGTGTTGATGATAACTTCCTCGCCACCCACCATCACCTTGAACGGATGCCGCCAGATTTTATCCTGCCGCACACGAACGATGATCCCGTGCGGGGTCTGCCTGACTTCAACGTCCTTCGTCGGCACGATCTTGAGCGAATCGACCCAGCGCACGAGACGTTCCCATGCGTCGCGCACCTTCTCGCCCTTTTTGACTTTCAGCTCGCTCGCGTTCATTGCTTGCTGGCCTTTTCATAGACTTCCTCGATCCAGCCGGTGGAGGGTGACAGCAGCCACTCGTCCTCGATGCGCCACACGTCGCCGTTCTGCGTGATTTTCGGCGGCATCTGCATCCAGTTGCGGCTGCCGAAATCAACCTTGGTGATCGTTTCGGGCGCATTCGGGATGGTGTTGAACACCTTGCCGATGTCGTTGACCGCTCCTTTGGGGATGTTCTTCGACGACCATGACCGGGTGACGCGCGCGGTCATCACCGCGTAGCTGGAGGTGCCGTGCATGGGATTGCGGTCCCCGGCCTTGAGCTTGCCCTTGCCGCCCAGCCCGGAAGACGACGATGCCCCCTGCGGCATCACTTCCGGAAACAGGATCGGTCCCGCCGCATCCTCGCGATAGCCGCCATACCTCTTGCGGATGTCGGCGAATTTCGGGTGCGACTCAATCGGCTCCTCCGAAAAGTCGAAGTTCAGGCTCCATTGCTCGGTATCTTCCGGTTGTGGTTCCTCCTCGTCTTCCAGATAGCCCTTGTAGGTGACATTGACGATGTAGCCGTCCGAGCCGTCGTTGATCGCCTGCCACGAGCGCGTGGATTCGACCAGCCCCATGTAGCTGCCGCGCCCGACCGTGCCGATCTCAGCGGCGGTCCTGGCCAGATAGGGCACGGTGCAGGTGCTGATCTGGTTTTCGTCCCGGCCGCCCGCGGCTCCTTCGAGAATGATGACGTTGCTGTTGCTCATGCGAAGACGACATCAGGGGGTGGTTGCTTTTGGCCGGGTTTCATCTGGCGCTCGTGGATCTTGCGCAGGTAGTCGGTCTGCCGCTTGTTCTCCTCCAACAGCCCGGCATTCGCGCTGCGTCCGAACAGCACGTTCATCGACTGCGCGAAGGCACCGAGCTGTGAGGCGTTGGATTGGATGCCGTCGCGCCGCGCTTTTTCAGCGGCCTCCGCCGCGGCCTGCTTGTCCACCATGAGCGTGGCACCCTTGCGCGCTTCTTCCTGCGTGAATCCCGCCTGCACGAGTCCGGCCATTTCCTCGCGGATGCGCTTCTCGCGTTCGAGTCTGGCGAGCGCCTCGTCGTTGCCCTCGATGCGCGCCTGGATGATCTGAGCTTCGAGCTTGTAGGCATCGAGCGCCTCGGCACGGGTCTTGGCAACTTCCTCCGCCTTCTTGCGGTCGGCTTCGGCTTTCTTTTCCGCCTCGATGCGGGCCTTTTCCGCGGCCTTGGCGATGGCTTCCTGTTTCTCGGCCTCCTTGCGTGCCCAGAACTCGGCATTTTGGCGGGCAAGGGCTTTTTGGTCCTCCTCACGCCTGCTCTTGCCGTGCATCGGATCATCCTGCGCCCATTGATCGGCCTGTCTTTTTGCCGCCTCGCGGTCCTTGGCGGTCAGGTCGCTTGAAAACGGATTGCTCCAGTCGATCAGGTTGAGGCCGCGTGCCAGCTCGGGCAGCAGATCCATCATTCTTTCCAAATGCGGCAGCATCGCCTCGGCGGCAATCGCGCCGATCTGCTTCATGATGATGCCGAAGTTTCCGGCGGCGTCCGACACCGCGTCGAAGCGGGCGGCATTCTCGCCGATGATGTCGGCATAGCCTCCGGCGTATTCCACGGCGCTTTGCCATGCTCCCGGATCGTCGATGACGGCCATCAGGTCGGCCCCGGAACGGCCGAAGACTTCCATCGCCGCCGCAGCCCGCTGGGTTGGTGTCGGCAAGTGGGAGATGGCTTCTGATAGAACCCGGAACGCCTGCACCGCATCCATCTTGACCAGCTCGCCAGCCGAAACCCCGAGCTTGTTGAATGTGGTGGCCGCCGCCTCGCCGCCCTCGGTTGCGCTGACGATGGTCTTCTGCATCTTGCCCAACGCGCGCGGCACCTTGCCTGCTTCCACCCCCGCGTTCTTGAACGCCTGCTCCAGGATGACGAGGTTGCGGCCGCTCGCACCCGTCTGGGCCATCACGTCCGAGATGTGTCCGCCTTCGTCGAGGGCGGTTTTCATGGATGCCGCCACGGCCGTGAAAGCCGCCGCCGCATTGGCACCAACCGTGGCGAGTCCGACCTTGGCCGCGCGCCCGATGGAACTGAACACGGAGGACATCCTGCCGGAACTCGCCTGCATCTGGCCTTCCAGCTTCCTGACGGAGGACTGGGAGCTTTTGAGCGCCTGGGTGAAGGCCTTGGCGTTGAGCGACAGGAATGCGGTGAGTTTGGCCATGACTTATCCTTTCCAGCCCGCCTTGTTGCGGACGTTCGCGTAGAAGTAGCCGAGGCGCTTTTCCATCGAGCGGGTCTGGGCGCGGAGCGCGGCACCCACCCGGCGGTTGAGCCCCTCGATGTCGGACGCCCAAGAGACGGCGTTGGTGATGCTGGCTGTGATGACGTCGCCGTTGCGCGAAATGCGCGTGTCGCCCGGTGCCGAGTGGCGGTTGATCCAGGCGGGGATGCGGATTTTGCCGATGCTGCGGGCGGCCACGGCCCATGCGCTGGCGAGATAACCGACGCGCTGCTTCTTGAGCTTGATGAGTTCGGTGATGAGGGCGCGCGGGGCCGCCACCTTGTTGCCGCTCGTCCGCACGCGCATGGTGGATCCGCCGCGCCGCGAACGCATGACCGATTTCATCTCGCTGATGGACCGGACATCCGCCTTGTCGGGCTTGCTCACGGCGCGGAACACGGCGCGCACATCCGCGGTGACCGCCTGCTCGCCCGCCTTCTTCGCATTGGTGCCGACACGGCTGCCGCGCGCCGGCGGAGTCATGTCCATGATGTGGCGGATGAAGCCGCGGATCTGCTCCTTGAGGAACACGTCGGCCTCGCGCTTCGAGTAATGTCCGAGACGTTGCGCCGCATACTCGAAGTCGCGGGTTTCAAGCGTGAATCGCACGTCGTCAGCCATCATCCATGCCCTCCTCGTCAACCAGCGCGTCGATATGGGCGAGGATGCCGGGCGAAACCATCTCGCGGGCGGCCTGCGGGTCCGGCGGTTCAAGCGTCCACAATCCGGCCGCCTGCAACGCGCAGTGATAGTATTGCATCGCGCGCGGCAGCGGCAGTCGCCACAGGATGAATTCCTCGCTCCACCCGGTGTCCCTGGCCAGCGTGTAGGTGACACTCGCCAGCCAATGCGGGCTCAGGACTTTCCCGGCGCGTCTTCCTCGCTTCCCTTGTGGCGGCTTTCGGCCCGCACCGTGGCTGCCTGCACCATGGCGGCGACCACGGCGAGGTGATTCATGATGGCCTCGATACGCGGGGGTGTCATTTCCAGCATGGCGAATTCCAGCGCCCGCGTTTCCACCGTCTTGTCACGGATCGCGCGCGTCACCTCGCCCGGCGTGACCGACTGCATCCAAGCAAACGTGGAAATCTGGCGGTGGATGTCGGCTTCGGAAAAATCCTCCACTTCCGCGCCCCGCACCAGCGGCAGGTCGAGCATGTGGGCCAGCAGCATCGTGCCATACGTGAAAGGACGCAGCTTGAGGCCGAGGATTTCCACTTCACCCGGCTCCACCATCGCGGCGGATAGCAGTTGTTCGCGGTCGTTCATGGGATGATTTCCAATCGGTAAAAGGCGGCGGTTTTCTTTTCCCGATAAAGCGTTTTCACATGCCACCACGCGCGCAGGTTGGTGCTTTCCTGCACTCTAAGCGCAACCAGATGGAGCGGTTCGGAGTGCGGAGAGTTTCCGAACTGGTTGTGGGCGGATACGGTCAGGGTGACCGGCGTGTCAGGAAGCGTGACGGTGGCGGTGGTTTCGCTCACCTCCGCGATTTGCTCGATGCCGCGCCAGACCCGGTAGGTGATCGGCAGGGCTCCTTCACTCGGATCCCATGCCAGTTTCACCTCACCGGCGCGCGCGCCGGGAATAGACACCGTGGTGATTGCCAGCAGCAGAGACAACGCCTTCATGATGTTAGAACTCTGCGAGGATTTGCTCACGCTGCGCCGTGCTGGCGGCGTCCGACCCGCTCGGCACGATGGCGAAGCGCTTGCCTTTGCGGATGAGCAGCATCGGGCGCATCGTCTTGATCTTGTCGAGCAGCCGGTTGTAGTGGTCGGTCATCGCCCGCATGTAGGCGATGGGATGGTTCGGGTTGTCCTCGCACCATGTCTGCGACTCGAAGCGGCGGCGGAACTCGGCCATGTCGATCTGCTCGCCCCCGGCAATCGGCTCGAACTCGATCTTGCGCGCGCCGTCCATCAGCCAGGTGACGGTGCGGCGCGGTCCATGCGGGGTTTCCTCGACGGCGTCCAGAAACGCGCTCTCGGAGGCGAAGACGGCCCCGCTGGCAATCGCGGCGGCAATCAGGCGGGTGTTGCGGCTCTCGGACGGTTTCACGTCCTGATCCCTGATGACGGTGATGGTATCTCCTTGTTTCATGTAGTTGATTGTTAGGCCTGTGCGCCCGCGCCCGGATAGTTGACCCCGGCGACCTCGAACGAATTGAAGTCCTCGTTGCTCTCGGAGTTCTTGACGCTGGTGAGGATGGTCACGCCGCCGCTGATCTGGCTGGGCGCGTAGGTGGAGCCGCTGCCGCCGAGCAAGGTGGCGCTCGCGCTGCCGCGGCCCTTCACGCTGAACTCGAACATCGGATCAAAGCGGTGGCCCTGCGCGAAGCCGCCCGCGGAGGTCTTGATGACCTTGTGGTCGATCTTCTTCTCCACATCGAGAGACTCGACCAGCGAGGCGGTGATGGAGCCGATTCCGATTTCGTTGAATGCAGCGGGCATGGGTGGGCGGGGATTAGTTGTCCTGATAGGCGACCGCCTGGATCTCGAATCCGGGGAAGTCGTCGTTGCTTTCGGACTGCTTGACCGAGGTGACGAAGGCGGCTCCCGCGGTGATCGCACCGGCCGCCACGTCGGCGAAATTCGGCAGCCCCTTGCCGGACAGCGAGATGTTGCGAGTCACCATCTTCTTGGGCTTGGCGACCACGGTGACGCCGTTCTCGTCGCGCAGCGTGGCCACTTCGATGGAAGCGTCATCGGATGACTCGTGCGCGTGGCCGCTGGCTGGCGACAAACCGTGGGTGCTCTGGACTCCGAACGTGGCAGGCATGACGCCCCGTGTCCGGTGTCAACCGCCGGTCCATTCGATGCCGAGAATGCCTTCCAGCGTGGTGACCCAGCGGTTGTCGTCCGAGACTCCGGTGGTGAAGGCACCCGCTTTGAATCCGGCGGCATGGAACCCGGTGGCCGTTGGCAGGCTGCCCGTCAGCAGGGGACGGATCGCTTGGGCGATGGCGGCATGGGCGGCGCGGTCGTCGGTGGGCGATGAAACCATGATCCTGATCTTCGCGCGGTGCAGCGGGCCGACCACGTTTTCGATCTCGTCGGCTGTCACCAGCACGGCGTGGGATTCGGGCGGGCGGATCGCGGCGGACGTGCCGGTGAAAATCCCGGGGGCGGGATCAATGTCCGCGGCTCCGATCAGACCGGCTAGATAATCTTCGATGGCTTGGTTCATGATGTTTTCAGCGGCGGGCCACGCGGTATTCGATGATGCCGGAGCCTGGTTTTTTCGTGATCTCCTCGATCTTGTGGCGTTCGTTTCCTATCAGGATCGTGTCGTTGTGGGCGGGAAGCAGTGTCGGCAGGTGTGCCACGAGCATCTTCACGATGAGCGTGCCGTCCTGGGTGAAGCCGCCTTCCTCAAGATCGACGGCGAGACCGCCCGGCGAGACCATCGCCTGATAGTCCTTACCGCCGATGGTGACCGGCACGCCAGCGTCACGCAGGATTTCAACGAAGGCGGCGGCGGCTTCGCGTTGGATCGCGTTCATGCCGTGCGCATGGTGTCAATCCACACATGATTGCGTGGTTGCAAATTGGTCAGCAGTTTGTTAGCCCATTGACTTGTCATGAGCGTATTCGCCAGCGCCATTGCCCGGCTCTCGCGCTGGGGCCTGCTCTCTTGTCATGGGAGAGCGGGCCACCGGGAACTTTTCTGAAATGCAAACACCCCCTCCCGGTTTTCCGAGAGAGGGTGCCAATCGAACCCAAGGAAGCTTATGGTTTGACGATCCGCTTGAGGGCGTCGGTTTTCGCCGGGGCGAAGCCGTAAAGACATTCGAGGGTGACGAAGATCTTGTTGGCGCGGGTGTCGGTGAAGCGCAGGTAGCCGAAGGTCATGCCCGTGGTGGGATCGGTGACGGCACCGGCTTGCTGGTAGTCCGCCACCGGTTGCAGATAGCGCATGGCCACCGCGACGGCGCTGGAGTGGGCTGCGAAGCCGACGAGCTTTTCCGCGTGATCCGACGGGATGAGCGTCGTCTCGTGGAGGTTGAATCCGGCAAGCCGCTTGACCATGCCTTCGGTGACAGCCGGGGCGTTGAGGTTCAGGTTGAAACTCTTGGCCACCACATCGTCGGCGAGCATGTTGGTATAGTAGCCGGCATCGAGCACCAGTGAGCGCGGGTTGGGCGGCATCTTGGCGTTGCCGCAGGCTTCGCGCAGGCTGAGCACCTTTTTGTAATCGAAGGCGGTGGCGGCGAGCGCGGCGATGCCCGGAGCGCCGAAGTTGGCGAGCGTGATGCAACTGAAGATGTCCACCAGCACGTCCTGGGCGAGTTGTTGGGCGGCGGCTTCCACCAGGGCTTCGAGCGCGTTGAGCGAGGTCTCAGCGGATTCCCGGGCGGTGACGTGGACGGTCTTGTATTTGTGGCGGTTGAGCGTGACCGGAACCACGGTGACCGTGGAGTCGGCATTCGCCGAGTAGTCGCCTGCGAAGTCGCTCGACGTGCTGGGAGCGCCGACGAGCGGAACGCGCACGGTATCCAGCTTGTCGGCCGGCATCGGGCTGAAGTCGGTGGAGAACGCCGTGACCGGCAGGAGGTTCGACATGAAGGGCATGAGCGCGCGTTGCGCAACCTTGATGTCTTTGACGTTGGTGAGGGTGTTGGACATGGCGTGTTATCAGGCTTGGTGTTTGAGGATGAGGGCTTGTTGTTCGGGCGTGAGCTTGCGCCAGAAGGCGGTCTGCTCGGCGGGATCGGTGATGGCGGCAAAGCGCGCGTGGAGGTCAGCGGCCTGGGAGGTATCCCCGGCTGGCGTCACTTGGGCGGGCATCGTGGTGCCGGTGGAGGCGACGACGCGGGCGACTTCAAGTTGCAGCTTGCGATCAAAATCGGTCTGAGATGCTTCAAGCTCGGTGATGCGGGATTGCATCGAGCTGACTTGCGCCTTCGCGGAATCGCGCTCGGTGATGAGATTGGCGGCTTGGTTTTTCGCCTCGTCGCGCTCTGCCTTGAGCGTGTCGATTTCGGCGGAAAGCAGTTCCACTTCGCCACGCAATGAATCGACATGGGTCGATGCCTCGTTGAGCAGTTCGGTCTGGGCTTGGTGGTCCCGCTGGAGGTTCACAACCTCTGTGCGGGCTTCGGCGAGTTCGTCTTCGATGCTTTTCATCGACCGTGATCCCGTGTCAACCGACGCGTGATAGACTCGCAGACGGCGCATGGCTTCGGCACGATCCGCGACCATGCCCGCGAGGTTGTGGCGCTGGGCCTGCTTGCCGCTGAAGGTCTGGCCTTCCATGGCCTCGGCAGGAATGGCACGGCCGCGGGAAAGCACCGCGTCATGAAACTCGGCCGCGATCTCGGCGAGGTTCGATTGAATCAACTCGCGCTGGTCGTCTGTTAGCGGGGTGCCGGGCGCGCCCATCGCCTTGTATTTGCCGACGGAGAATACCTCCACCTTGAGTCCCGCTTGGTCGAGGGCAGCGGTATTGTCGATCACGGCCTGCACCACGCCAATGGAACCGACTTGAGCGGACGGCGTGGCGTAGATGGCGCGGGCCTGGCTGGCGATCCAATAGGCCGCGGAGCACATCAGTCCGGAGGAGAAGGCATAGACGGGCTTGCTTCCATTGAGGACCTTCACCGCTGCCGCGAGTTCCGGAGTGCCGGCCACTGTGCCGCCCGGTGAGTCGATGTTGAGAAACACCGCCTTGATGTCGTCGCGTTCACCCGCTTCGCGCAGAGCCTCCCCGATGTCCTCGGAACTGGTGGCACCGAAGAAGATCCGGGCGAAGAGGTCGGGCTTGCGCAGGATCGGCCCTTCAATGGCGACCACGCCGATGCCGTCTTCGATGGTGAGCAACGGACTATCGGCTGCCTGCTTCGGGAGAAATCCACCACGATCCACCAGCCCCCGCAACGAGGCGGCCATGGATTGCAGGGCATCAGGCTGGATCAGCCACTCGCGATGTTGAATTACCGGGTTCACGCCCGGATGGCGGTGTCAACGCAGGCCACGAAGAATCCGTATGCGGCATGAACACCACACACGGCTTGCAATCCAAATCAATAGGACGAATCAGCGTCTCCGTTGGATGAGCAGCAGTCCGCTGGTGAGCAGCGTCAGAATGGCGCAACTTGGTTCAGGGACCGTGGTGACCGTCAGGTTTCGATAGGAAGCGGACTCAAAGGAGTCGGGGACGGTGTTGGTGAAGGTGGCTCCAAAGCTGAGGTAATTGTCCGTTGCGGAGTAGCTTGTGGTCGTTACCAAGTTCCCGTTGAGCTTGAGTCCAACGGTGAATGCCGCCCCGCCAAAACTCCCACCACCAACATCAAAGGCGATCGATTGGATCGTGGTGCCGATGTTACCTCCGGCGACAAGGGTTTCATTGCTGAAAATCTGCCATTGTCCATCGGCCTGCCAGATCATTCCCAATTTGTTGCCATTGTTGCCGCCGTTGGCGTTCGAATCCCAGACCTCCCAATTCCGGCTGGCAGCGTCGCCGAGAATCGAGATGCCGTTCCAGAAAGTCCTGGTGTTGCTGTTGGCGACTGCGGCAAAAGCGATGGTGAACGGGGCCGGGATCGTGTTGAGGTTGAGATCGGGCGAGACGTAGCGGTGATTGCCTGACGTCTGGCCAGCCTTTTCAAAGTACATGCCATTGTTCGGCCATGCCGCCGGACGGCCTGTTTGGATGTCTGCCGCATAGCCGGAGTCAAGGCGCTGCGCGTAGGAGATACCGACAAGTTGTCCGCCTGCCTGACGGTTGGCCAATTCGGCATTGGGACCGTAATACCATGAATCACCATTGATCGTCCCGCCTGGACCTGTGGTGGAAAGCGTGTCACTGAAGACAAGTGCCGCATGGCTGGAACTCGCGCTGATGCCAGCCAGAACAACCAGCAAGGATGCGTGAAGGATGGGAAGTTTCATGGAGAAGAGCGCCTTAAATCCCGGATAATGGATCGAAACGAACCCGTTACGCAAGCTTCATGGCTCCGCGTATTATGCTATTTGGATTTGCTGGACAATCGCGGCGTCATCCATCCTCTTTCAGTGGCAGAACCTGCTCCACGATTGAACTGCCGGTGGGCTTCCAGAGCATCTCCACCGGCACGCCAAACTTCGCCGCTGTCTCCAGGATGAGCTTCGCATCACTGGCGCGGCGTTCGATTTCCTCACCGAAGTCGGCACCCTGTTCGTTGAAGTGATCCGAGAGGGTTTTCAGTCCCATTTCCACGTCGGCACGGTTTTGTTGTGCCTCGCGTCCGGCGTCCACGGTCACGCGCTTGGGGGGAACGGAGCTGATTTTCCACCAGCCCGGCACCGGTGGCAGCAATCCGCGGGCGATGGCATCGCCGATCACATAGGCCCAAACCGGTTTGATGAGGCGACTTTCGAGGATCATCTGGCGGAATGAAAACCGCCGGTCCGCCTTGGCCACGATCAGCCTAACACCCGCGCCTCCGACCTTGCTTGAATCCGCTGCGAACTCGAAGGGAATCATCCCGAGCGCGGAATCACGCCGCAGGTGTTCCAGGAAACCGGTGAACGTCGGTGACGGACGATTGGACTGGAAGCTGTCGAGTGACTCGTCGGGTTTGAGAGCCACGAGTTTGCCCCCGACGATGCGTTGCAGGGAAACGGGGTCGCTGGACTCACTGCCGGCAGTCGCGCCACCGACCACGAAGTCACCGTTGTCGTCGATTTCGCCGCGCGCCGTTTTCAAAACCCGGGACACGTCAGCGTTGTCCTTCACGGCATGTTTCTCCAGGGCGAGAAGTTCCATTTCATCGAGCACATGATTGATCGAGTGCTGGATTGTCGGGTGAGAGCGGACACCGCCGGCCCACTCGGGTTCGTGGATATGGAGAACCGATGCGGCGGGCAGGTCGCGGGCTTTGCCGTTGTCTTCCAATGTCCGATAGAAAACCGGTGCGCCCCACGCATCGAGGCCGACTCCGTCGATGGTTTCCTGTGAACCGAACTGGTCGCCTACGCGGTGGGATTCGATCAACTGGATGCGTGGTTCGCCTTGGGCGTCGCGGGTCTTGTGGATGAAATACTCACCGTCGATGTCCATGCCGCGGCAAACGAGCGCCTGGCATTCCTCGAAGGAAAACCGCCGCGTCACTTCACAGCGGGGCGACCACATCGCGAAATAGGCTTCGGCGGCCCGGTTCCACTGCGGATCGGGTGATTGCGCCTGGACGCGGATGCCGTCACCGGTCGAGTAGATTGCCATGTTGGCCACCAACTCGCGGACGAAGCCGCTGTTCTTGTGCATATATCGCGACTTGCGAACCAACTCGGTGCGAACACCCGGCGTGAGTTCATTGCGGGCATCGGTTGGTGACGCGCCTGGCACACTGCCGCGACGCGGCGACCAGTTGGCCGACTCGTATGGCGATCCCCATGCCTTGGGCACAAGAATCGGCGGCAAGAGCAGGTGCGCGATGTGTTTGATACGGTTCATTTCGGCAGGTATCCGGAAACTTGCGACACGGCGACGGTGCGAGGTTTGCCGTAGGTGACGGGATCGAGCACCCGCAGCGCATGGCCGCATTCCTCAAGCACCTGGTCTATGGGCATGGTGAACTGCTTGGTGGCGGAACTGCCCGCCTCGTTCCACGACATGAGGGTCTTGCCCTCCATGAGCAGATCCTTCGCCCGCTGCTGGATGGCGAGCACCTCGGAAATCGTGAATCCGGTAATGAAGAGTCCGCGAGCCATGCACGGCGGAGGATGTCAACGACCACGCCAAGTGGCATTCGTGCCGCGAGTGTCGATGTGGACGAAGCCGGATGTCGGATAGAGGCCGAGACCTCCGGTGAACTTGCCCTTCTTGCGCCATTCGATGAGCCGGTCATGGACGCGCTGCGGACTGATACCGTCGAATGCGATGTCGAGCGCCTTGAATTCAAGATGCTGACTGAGCGGAGCGCCGCCGACCGCTTTGTTGTAATCTGGCGAGCGGTATGAACTCAGGATGCGGCATGGTTTGCCGAACGACTCGCGAAGTTCGTCCACGATGCGCAAGGTTGGCACGATGTTCTTCCAGAGCCGTTTTGGCGGCTGGCTGTTCTTCACGCCTTTTCGCTGCGCAGCGAAGTAGGATTCGAACTCGCCCGCGCCGAAGTGGTGGAACCCCTGGGCGACGAACCACCCACTGAATGTCTCAGAAGCCATGACTTACTTGGAGGCTCGGGGTTCGACGACGATTTCGAAGCGGCCGTCGGGATAGACCTTGATCTTGCCATCGGTGCCAGTGAGTTCGCCTGTGATCGGCGGGGTGATGCAGGACGGCAACAGCAGCGACAGGGCGGCGAGGAGGATTTCGGTTTTCATGGCTCCCCGTCCGGGGTGTCAACCGGCTCGGAACCCGCAGCCTCCCGTCCCACGATCTTGAGCATGGTGGCGGCGGCGACCTGTTCCGCCTCGCAGTCGTAGTAATGGTTCGGCCGTGAACCGATCCGCTCATACAGCCACTTGCCGTTCTTCTTGATCCGGTGCTCGCTTTCCATCTGGGCGAGGTAGTCTTCGTCGATGTCGTCGGGCACTTCCCATACCGGGCCGTCGTCGGGGTTTTGATTCTGGCGCAGGCGGGCGAGCGTGTCCTTGATGTTGAGGTTGGACCAATAGAACACCGAGCAGGACTGCCCGCGGCTGAGAACAACTTTCCGGCGCGGAGAATAGAACCGTTCCACCGACTTCCGGCCTTTGACCTTGTGGGTGAACGTGGCGCGCTTGTCGCCCATGAGAGCCGTCCATCCGTGGGCCGCGCATTCGCGATAGACATCGTAGGTGGCGTGGCCGGCATCGATGAAGACGAGATTCGGGTGGATGCCGAAGCGCTCCTGGACGTTTTCCACGTCGGTGAACGTGAGCACGCGCTCGTTCCAGATCAGGCGGCTGGATCCGTCCTCGGCCCATGCGCGCACGACAAGGAACAGGTGATCCATTTGGCAGTCCACGGTGAGGATGCGCAGCGGACAAACTGATGGCTCACCCGCGGGAACGATCCGCCCGTTGGCATCCACGCCCGCCTCGCCGTCCCAGGTTTCTCCCTTGAGGTAGCCGCCCGGGACGATGTCGAGCTTGTAGTCTTCAAGGTATTCTCGCCATGCCAGAGCCAGACGCTTTTGATAGAACTGCTGGATCAGGCTCACGTCACCCTTGCGCGCGGCGGCCTTGGCGCGGAGATACAATTCCGCCAACCGTCCCCAGCTCATGGCGCACAGGGCGTTCCAGTGGAATCCGGCGTTTTCCTTGGGCGCGTTCGGATTGGTGACGATGTAGCGGCCGGACAGATTCAGTTCGCGGCGGGTGCGTTCGCTGTCCTCGAAGTAGTGGTTGCAGGACGCGCAGCGCATCGAGGTGGTGTCGCGGACTTTCTGGAAATCCCATTCGCCGGTTTCGTCGCGGGCGTCCTTGCTCCACTCGACCTGCTCCCACTTGAATGGCTGGCGGTGATGGCATTGCGGGCAGGCGAAGGTCCACTCCCGCATGTCGGTGGTTTCGTGCTTGCGGTGGGTGTCGTCGTCCTCCTCGCCGCCTTGGGACATGAACAGGCACTTGCCGAGCCAACCGAACGCGGTGACACGGGCTTCGGCTTCCGCCATGTGTC